CCAATAGATGCTACCAAGCTTTGGAAGTTCTCATCCCGTTCCATAGTGGCCTTACCAGCCGCCTTGAGGATCATGAGCTTCCTTGTCATGCTCATGTCGGGGTATAGTGTGTCTAGCTCTTGGATGCCTGTTGTGTTATCACCCTCAAGTGCTTTAGACACATATCCGTCAAACTCTAGTTCAAACTTCTTATTGGCTTCGTCAATTTTTCTGCGGTCTCTGCGTTGAGATGCGTCCAATACAACATTTAAGCTATTTGCCAAAAGTTCCGCAGAACTACCAGCGTTTGGATCAGCCCTATACTGTATTGCACCTGACCCCTGTCGTCCTAATCCCCTCGCAGTGGGAGAGACAGGCGTTAAATCAACTGTAGTCCGTGCCATTGTCCTAATTCCTTATCCTAAAAATGTAGGAAGGAAGCCTTTGCCTCCTTGATCAATAATTCTATCGTTTGCACCAGACGCTGCACCTCCAATACCGAGAGCAAGACCCAAGGGATTAGGAGAGTCCTGCATAGGATTATTTGCATAGACTTGTTCTAAGTCTTTCTGCATTCCTCTAGATGAAGCCTCATATGCCCGTTCAAGAACAACCTCTTGATCTTTCACACGGCTAGTGTTTCTTGCACCTTGCTGGATAATAGCGTTGATGGTGGCATCTACAGATTTACCTGTGACGCCTTGAGATGCAGCCGATGCTATAGCTGTAGATCGGGCAGCTCTGCTTGCTAAAATTGTGTCAAATTCTGTTTGATTTTGTGCTCTAGCTTCTAATTGATAATCGCCTTGAGCAGTATCTGTTCTATAATTAAAATCTTCCCGTCCACTAGCAATACTGGCATTAGCAGCAGCATTAGCGGCATTAACTTTATCTCGTTCTGCCTGATACTGCATTACTGCCTGACCACCTTGGATGGCTGCTGTAACATCACACATTTTCAAACCTTCCAAATTCGTAGAATGGCAAATTGTATGAACCCCAGTTCACCTCTCGGATAAATGAGAATCCACACCACTTCAGCCACTTGTGGTGAACCGTGTTTCTTTTGTCTGTTAAATTCCACAAAAGGTCTGAGTTAGATTCCTCGTGGAGTTGTTTTATATAGTTCTTACTTTCTCGTATGAACTGTCTGGAGTGACGCTTCAGGTCATCGCTGGCAAGCATCCAAATCAAAGACACATTAGTATCGTCTGGAACTGTACCAAAGATGGCAACTGGTAGCTCGTCCTCCATAATCGTATAGCATATCGGAGATGCCTCCACCGACCTAGACAGTCCTTGTAGGGAGTCTAAATCGGAGGTGGCTTTGATTTCTTGCTTGTCTGCATCCCGAAGCCGTGAGGCCAGCGACGAGATGTGCCAAGCCTCAGTAACTTCTGTATGTATCATTTATACCCTTCTAGCGGCTTTTGGTGTCCACTGAGCATTCCATTCCGTACCTGTAAAGGTGCAGTGAAACGGAGTGTCATTCAGTAACTCTACCTTTGTGTAAATGTTTTCGCCCATAACAGGGAACTTAAACTCACCGTCATCTAAAGACAGTCCACCAATGACATTATTACTAGACCCAAGATTTCTACCTGAGAAAGTATACTCATAAGGTGTCCTTCCTCTGTTGGTTACCTTAGCTGTAAACTGTGCAGTATCTTCGTATTGAACTGAAATATACCGTATTGACAATCTACCATCTTGCACGGATACCTCACCCTGACCTTTAGGTTCTTTTAAGAAAAATGGTGAGTACTCATACACAAAAGTATAGTTTCTTCCTATAACAGCATTGTCATAGGTAGACCCTGTATAATCTCCTGTAGCAGTAAATGTTGTACTGTTAGTTCTGGTAGTGTCGATGATAAATCCTCTTGGAGCATCTTCATCACTTTGAACAAATACAGCATCTGCTGGTGTAGGATGTGGCAGTGTAAAAGTTGTTAATCCTGTGGATGAGCTATATGACCGTGTGGTGTCTGAAAACTTAAAACTATGGTCTAGATGTATTGGAAAATCTGTTTTAGAACGAACTGAGTCTTCCTCGATGTTTATCTTTTCCATATACAATCCGTCACTGTCGTAATCCACTAATAGAAACATATCATTATCTACTAAAGTGAAATATTTTACATCACCTTCAAATACCCACTTACCCCAAGATGATTGTATCTTTCCTTGAGTTCCTTGGAAGTATTTATAGCAGTAGATTTCTTTAGGATTGTTTCCTAGTAGGAAAACACTGGATAGTCGACTAGACCCTGCAACATATTGGACAGGTGCTTTTATATATTCTGGTATTTGTGCAGATACCTCATCAGCATTTTCTGTGTTCAAGTCGTTATCAACGAAATACTCCATAAGCTTAGAGTTAGTTCCCGTGTCGTCGGCAAAGTAAATATAAGCACCTACTTGGACAGGGGTCTGAGTTTTGGAGCAGTTAAAAGCTGAAGCAAAGTTCAGTTGTGCAGTTTTTGGGGAGAGTAAGTCCAGCGTTTCAAGAATATACTGTGTCTTATCTGAAAATATAAGAAGTTTCTTGTTAAACGGGACAGCAAAGTTGAGGAGCGTAACTTGACCAGTTACCGCTGCGATATCTATAGGATCAGCATCAACTAATTGAGCTACAGTTGTTCTGTAAAAGTTCTCAAAGTAATCTGCTTCTGACAGGATCACATTCTCATCAGAAAGAAAGCCCATACGTCCTTGATGGATAAAGATATCATTAATTGGCTTTCCTACAAATGTAGGGTCAGCGTTTGTTGTGTCATCACCTACAAGCATTGAAGCCCATGTATGATCGTCAAATGTAAATGTATCTGTAGATGCATCGTAACTTAAAGTGTGAGGCAGACTAGATGGAGTGAGTTGTCTCTTTTTACCATAACCATGAGTTTCTACCCACAGACCATCTTGGTAAACTACATAATAATCATCACCATCAAATCCTGGCTCACCAATAATTCGAACTAGCCGCCCATCTTTATCTTGAGCTGGTAAGTCTTCAAAATTAATAAGCTCGTCTTTGAATGCTGTCATAGCATTACCGCCATTACCTTCATCGATGGTAACGGTATCTGATGCTGCTAAGTAAAGAGACACAGTAGAGTTATATCTTTCTGCTGTATATCCGTTAGCAACTAAATCATTTACTAATTCTTGGGCAATTTCTTCGGTACGTTCTACAGCGTTGGAAGCCTCTGTATTAGCACCAGTAGTAAAGTTTGCTTTTAGTACATCATTTACATAAATAGCGTAATTAGAGTTGGATAAAGAACCTTTTATAAAAATTGACCAATACCGAGTGGGATCTAGTCGTGCAGGAGTAATACTAGATTCAGCCACAGTAGAAGCAGCAGCACTTACTGTTTTATTTAAAATAAATGTCGTATCTCCTACTGTGATCATTTTACAATTTTCACGAGGGTTATTATTAAAATCTAAATACGAACCAGTAAGAGTGCCATTTACTGTCTTTGAGCTACCAGCTTCATCAAAAACTTTGATGTCATTATCTTGAATAGTAATGAAGAACTTTTTTCCATCGAACCGTTGGAAGAAATGACCTTTAACATTACCTGATACGTTGTTACTCAAACGGGCAACAACTTCAGAACCTGATCTTTTTTGTAGGCCAGCAACAAGAGAAGCCCAGCCATTCTCCATTTCAGTACAAGAGTTTTGCAAGCGGAGTGCTGGAGGCTGCTGACTGACACCATTGAACATATTTGGCATTACGCCAGCAACGAGAGCCATTAGTAAGTCCTCCTCACGGGGGCAAATCTACCCACTGTTGAATAAGTCGAATAGCTATCCGTAATCACATTATAATCTGCTGTTTCTGATTCTTCATGTTGTAGCAATGCCCAAGCTTGCTGTTCATCTGCTCTATTAAACTTAGATATGGAATCAGAACCTAAAACACGCTCTTGAAAAACTCTGGTTGAGCGAACAGTTATGTATCTACGAGCTGCTTCTGGAAGATCGTCAAAGTCTAAACCAACAGTAATGTAAAGTTTTAGAGCTTTGGTAAATGTGTATTGATTTTCTTTTCGATCATAAAGCTTCATACCACGCTGTATAACATCAGTAGATACGTCACCTTGTACAGTATCAACCCGAAGTGTATTAGCAGGGAGCTTAATCTCATTATTTATATCTGGTGATAAAGTGTGAACTTCAGCATTCCAGTGCCATCCATAAGTTTGTACCTCACGAGACACCTCGTCAATAATCGAGGAAGCAACCTGAGCGTCAACCTGAAGTCCTGTTAGAGATGCTACTGGTGCTTCGCCTATATTAGATAGACAGGCGTTCACCGCCTCTAGTTTAGTTGTTGGAACAAGTGCCATAATACCCTCATATAAAAAGGGAGACACCAGAAGGTGTCCCCCAAATTAACCTATTGGTTACGGAGTCGCAGTACGGATTTGTACAGCAGCTTCGTTGCGTAGGATGCCGTGACCGACAGCATACTTAGCAACCATAAGAGTACCCTGACGACGGATATCGTAGTCAGACTCTGTTGCTAAGTCCATCAGCTTCACAGTACCTACAGCCGAGCCGTGCATTACCAGAGCGACAGTATTGGTTGCATTCACTGCATGGCGAGTGGATGTACCAGCATCAACACCAGCGGTGATGTTAGTAGTAGGCAAGTTATTAGACTTGATTACATCCATTCCAGCTACACGCATGATGCGACCTGATGCAGTCGAACCATTACCAGCGTTACCAAAGTCAACATTAATTGCCTTTGAGCTGTTAGCCAGCAGATAGTACTGCTCAGGCTTAACGATTACATAGCGACCTTCTTCTGGTACGTTCTTTTCGTCCAGAGTTTGGGCAGCGTCGAATACTGACTCAATCAATGAATCAGCGTTGGTATTACCATCAGCATCAGTGAGGATTGCACCGACCATATCGGTCTCACCAGTGATTGTGGCAGTAGTAGCTTGAGCAGCTTGGATACCAGTTTGCAGGATATGCTTATCCATCTGGTTAGCCAGTGCAATACCCATCTCACGAGAGTACACTGAGCGTACATCATAGTGAGACTTAGCTTCATCGAGGTTTGCAATAAAGCTAGAAGCCAGCAACAGATCATTAATGGTAATGACCTTTTCATTATGATTAATAGCATCGCCAGTAATCTCATTGCCTGGGGTATGGTAAGCGGCTGAAGTACGACCCATAACTGGGAACTGAGCTGATTTACCGTTAGAGATGGTACGAACCTGATGTTTGTCCATCATTACTGTTTGCTGTTCGAAAGCAGTCAGGACTTCGCCTGAAAAGACTTTTAGAAACAGCGCATCCTTATCCGACCCTGCATTGATCGAGCCGAAACGAGAAGGAGTTGCGTTTGACATAATTGTACCTCCAAGTACGAGTTATATGTTTTAGGGGTTTCCTAAGACTACTCGCCACCTTTCCTTTGAGGTTGTTCTCCGCAGAGAGCCAGAAAGTACAGTTGGTCTGTCTTCTTTAGGTTTTCATGCCTCGATTTTGTTTTCGAGACATAACTGCAAGGTTATTAGAATTATTATTAAGAGTGTTTCTGTCCTTGTGATGAATGTCTTTCCCATCACCTTTCGCAGCTAAACCTTTCTTAATCATTAACCGACGGGCTGCATTACGACCAGCCCTTCGCTTCTTTTGATCTGGCTTTGAATGGTAGTCTGCATATTCTGCTTGATAATCCCGAGCCATTCTAATTTCCTTTACATTATGTTTGATCGTCCCAATTTTTGAGCTACAGCTTCACGGAATGCTGAGTCAGATTGGTAACGTGGGTCTGCCATGTCAGCTTTCATCTGAGCAAGGCTTTGGTATGAATCAACAGAAGCCCGTGCCTGACCAGCCAGTTGTCGAGCTGGTTCAGTGCCTTGTTGAGCGTCATACATAGATTTTAGACCCTGAACGGCAAACATAGTTTTTTCCATGTCACCGCTATTCACTGCTTCGTTAAAGGCATCAATCTGACCATCTGACAGATTTTCTTCAGCCCATCCTGTCATCGACCGATAGCTTTCTTCGCCTCCAACGGAGTCATAAACTTGCGTTTCTGTTGTAGATAATAAAGCTTGTTGTCCCTCAATATAGCTATCAACTAATTCACGGGGTATACCAGCTTGCTCCAGTTGAGCATAAGATTCATCAGCTAGTCCGTCATTAGACCAAAATTCATTACTGAGTGCTTCAAAATCTAGACCAACTTGTTCAACAGCTTCACGAGCGACCTCTTCAGATGCCTCTGCATTATTATCCGAAACACTCTCGCTCTCAGCCAACTGGCGTGATTTTGTATATTCGGATTGTAGGGTTGCATAGGCTTTCTCTAGTTCCTCGTATGATTCAAATTTACCTAATATTTTTTGGTCACCAGAAGGGGACTGCACCTCGTCTTGAAGTGCAGCCTGTTCTTCCAGTGATGGGTTATTTTCTTCGGGGTTGATATTAACCGTTTCAGTTGCCATCACTTAGTCCTTGTTGTGCCATTTCCATAGCTTTTGGGGTGGCTTTTTCAGCCATGCGTCCCATTGTTTCATTCATCATCATCTGCTGTTGAGCTTCAGCTTGAGCTTGTTGCTCTGCCATGATGTCTTGTTCTGTCTTTACCAAGCCATCCATATCGATTCCCAAGGCTGTACCAATACGGGTTATGTAATCCCCAACATTCATATACTGTGCAACAGCCTCAGCCCCTATTGGCTGTAGTGCCTGTAAAAATGCATTATACTTGTTGAGATCATGACCACGACCTAGAGCTTCTAGACCAGTAACAATAGCTGGACGTACAATACCTTTTGGCAACTCAGGCAACCGCTTGGCCTTTGTCATTCTGTCCATAAGACGATTGACTAGGGGAAGCTGAAACTCTTGTGATAAAATAGAGTAGACACCACCGAGGGCATCTTCCAGTTCCTTTGCCATAAAGCGTACTTCTTCAGCGGTCACACGTTCTCCAGAACGCTGAACAGCACTATTCATAAGAAATGCATAAGAAAGACGCTCAGTGATTGTCCTTACAGTGTCATAAGCCACTCTCATGTCGGCATACTTTTGGGTTTGTAGTACAGATACCTCATTAGAGTTACCAGCAACAATTCCACAGTTTTCTGCCTGAGCAATATCTCTCATACGGGTAGTGCCGTTTGGATTAACCATGAACAATACCTTAGCCGAAGCCGCAGAAGCCTCTACGATGGCCTTAGATAGTCCTTCCAGACTAATAAGGTCACCGAGGTACTCATCTACATATGAGCGTCCATAATCTTCACCATCGATTCTTGTCCAACGCAAAGGCATCATAGGTGATTTATCAATAGGCCAGCTACCAGCAGAGCCTGGAACTACCTTACCTTTGAGTTCTTGGTACATACGCCATTTATTACCATCTAGGTAAAAGTGGGTATAAAGTGCTACTTTTTCATTGTAGCGTTCTTTCATATCACTATTCAGGTCACTACCTAATAGCTCTAATTCTTTATCTTCTAATACAGCAGGGGAGATTTCTTCTTTGGTAATTACTTCTAGAACATTACCATACGGATCACGTTTTGCGACATAGCTATCTAGTCGAAATACACGGATGCCACCAGACTTTGGGAGGTATACGAGAACATTTCCAGCAACAATGAGATGCTTGAGTGCCTCAAATATAGGAGATCGTAATCCAGATGTTTCTATTTCAGTCATTACTGACCGTTCAATCTGGTTTAGTGCCTCTTCTACTTTTGCACGAGCATTATCTTGTCCTGTAAGTTCTACTAATGTCTGGTCGTCAACTTGTAGACGAAAGAAGGGGGAATTTGGGGGCAGGAGGGAGAGCAATAATTTTGAGGCTAGGTTATTTACACCCCTAGCCCCGATACCTTGATAAGGTGTTCTATATTCTGTAGCCGAGCTATGACCACTCGGAGGAACTAAAGTAGGTATAGTTACCTCAGAGCAATCTCTAGCTCGGTTTAGAAACATTTCACGCTCAACAGCAAGCTGCTCATACCGTCCTGCACAGGTCTTACCGTTGTGCATAATATTATACTCCTACGCCGCCTGATGAACTACCGCCTTGACCGCCACCGATGGACATACCAGAGCTGCGGTATGGCTTAGTTCCACCTTTTTTACCGCTTTTGTTGCGCTTCGCACGTTCTTCATCAGCAGTAACTGCCTCTGTTGGTGCTCCTTGCATCAAGACAGGAGG